CATGACGATGCCGTGCCGGTTCTCCTCGGCGGTCCACCGGCCGACCCAGGTGCCCCAGGCACCGTCCTGGGAGAAGTTCTCGGCGATCTCCCGGTGGTAGGACGGCAGGTTGTCCTCGGTGAGGAGGTTGGTGATCATCGCGGCCTGTGCGACGTCGGAGAGCTTGGACTGCTCCGGGTCGTAGTCCTGGCCGCCGAGTGCGGCGAAGTTACGACCTTCGTCCCACGGTACGTAGTCGTGAGGGTGCCACTCCCGAGCCATCGAGATGTGACGGTTCACATTGTCCTCGGCAGTGGGCACCAGCTCTTGCAGAAGCTCGAGCTGTGTCAGATCCCTCGCCATTAGATCGCCTCCATAGATTGCGTACGACCGGTCCAGCTTACGGCACCGTAGGTTCGGTGTGAACCTCGTCGTGGCTGTTCACTTGCTGTTCCGGCGGTCGTGATGTTCGGTGTCGATCGGCGCGAAGTCTCCCCCGAGCGTCGATCTTGCGACCGGCCTTCGCGAGTGCACGACCGCTGCAGTTCCCCCAACACGTCGCTCGGTCTCGGCCGATCGTTACGCCCGAGTGTACGTTCCGGACAGGTGTGAGCACTGTTACTCGGACGGTGTGTGGTGCCCCCAGTAGGACTCGAACCTACGACCTGCGGATTAAAAGGTCCACGATTTAGCCCTGTGACCGCGCTGCGAGCCGTCGCATGAGCGCCCTGTTCTGCTCCCAGTGTGGCGAGTTCATCCGCGAGGTGTCCGGATCTGCGCCGCCGGTACCGGTTCGGCACCGATCGTGTATCGACTCTGTGAAGAAGCCCGACCGCCCTGTCCGGTTTGGGGTAGTTGTGACGCATGAGCACTAACGCGACTATCGATCAGTGGGAGATCTTTCAGCACGGCCAGCGCCGATCAGAGCTGACAACGAGCGAGCGGATACGAGTACTGCGGCAGTTCGAGCGTGAGGCACAGCTCGACCCAACGTTCGCTCAGCCTCTCGACATCGTGCGCTGGTACGCCTCGCATCCCGAGTGGTCTCGCAGCACCCACTACTGCTACCACTCGTACCTCTCGACGTGGTTCAAATGGCTACAGGTGCAGGACATTCGAGTCGACAATCCGATGCTGAAAGTGGGCACCGTGCGGCAGCCGAAGCGCAAGCCGCGCCCTGTCGCCGACGCCCACCTGATCGAGCTGCTGAAAACGAACATGCATCACCGCACACGCGTGATGATCCTGCTCGCCACATTGGCCGGCCTCCGCTGCATCGAAATCGCAGCATTCCGCGGTGAAAGCATCGACATCGCTCGTGGTCGCATGCTCATCCTCGGCAAGGGCGGCGACGAGAAGTGGGTACCACTGCACCCGGTGCTCGCAGCCACCGCCGAGACCATGCCGCAACGAGGCTGGTGGTTCCCCAGCAACAAGACTCGGCCCGGTCAGCACGTGACCCGAAAGTCCGTGTCGCAGATCGTCGGTGACGCATTCCGGCGTGCCAACGTCCCCGGCTCAGCGCACCCCCTCAGGCACTGGTACGGAACTACGCTGCTGGAGGACGGGGCCGATGTGCGTGTCGTGCAAGAGTTGATGCGCCACGGCTCGATCACCTCCACTCAGGGGTACACCGGCGTGTCCGATGTGCGGATGCGAGCGGCAATCGACAAGCTGGACCTGTTCCGTGCCGTAGCCTGACCGACCATGACGGTGTTCCAGGAGATGGCGTGGATTCAGCTGTTGATACTGCTCACCCTGTGGGGATTCGCGATCGACACGTTGCTGCGTCGTCGGCGTGCGCGCAAGTCCACAGCGGCGAACCCGAATGCACACCGGGCGACCACCGTCCTGCTGTGCATCTGCGCCGGCATAGTCGTCTTCGTCGTGGTGATCCTGTTTCTAGCGCAGGTCACCAGCTAGCTCAGCGTCAGGAAAGTGCCGGCAGCGGCGACTGCTCGACCACCCGTGAGGCCGGCGACGTAGCCCTCGACGGTGATCAGTCGATCGACGCCGGCAGCGGGGATGGTGAGTGTGGCGGTCACGGTCTGTCCACCGGCTGGTGATGTGCCGACGACAACGCCGTCTGCGAGGACGCGGCAACTGTTGACTGCGTTGCTACCGCCGTAGGTCACCTGCACCACTGCGGTGGCGGTCACGCCGGCCGGCAGCACAAGCCCGTTGCTCACCACCACCGAGCCGCTGCGCGCCGCCCAGCTGGTGATCTGCGACCACGTCGAGCCCGACAGGGTTTGGTTGCCGGACTTGTCCATGCCGGCACCGGCGTAGGCCTGCCACACGAGATCGTTACCGATATGGATGCGTGAGACCGGATCTGCGCCGATGTAGACGGAACTGACTGCGGCCTCACCTATCTGGAGTGGCATCAGCCGACGATGAAGTAGGCGGTGGTGGCGTCCTTCGATCCGAGCGCGGCGTACGCGGCGGCGGTCATCTTGCGGACGTTGGCGATGCCGGCCACGTTCTGGACACCGCCGGCGGGGCCGGCCGGCCCTTGCGGTCCTTGCGGGCCGGGGACGGTCGACGCTGCACCAGCCGGCCCTTGCGGTCCTTGCGGGCCGGGGACGGTCGACGCCGCACCGGTATCACCCTTTGAGCCCTGCGGGCCGGCCGGGCCTTGCGGGCCCACCTGGTACGGGCGGTCGTTCCATGGGGCGATGCCGTTGCCGACCTTGAGGAAGCCGGTGTCGATCTCGCAGCCGAGTTCGCCGGCGTCGAGCACGGGATTCAGTGCTGTCCATTCCGCTGCTGTGGCGCGGAGCTGTTGAATGCGTTTGCGGTCGGCCATCAGAGCGTTCCTCCATCGAGTAGGTGCGTAACGGTGTCGTCGGGGTGCCCGCCGTCGACCAGACCCGGCGACGGCGCGAAGATGGTGCCGGCGTCGGTGTCGCCGAGTGTGATGAGCGGCACCGGGGTATCGGGCAGCCAGTAGACCTGGGAGCCGGTCACATCGAACCGGAGCTCCACTTTCCACGAGCCCGGTTTGATCGTGTGACTGATACGCCGGATGCGTTGCACGTACGGGACACCGAGCCGGCGCACCACGATTGCGTCGAGTACGTCGAGCTTCGAAACGAGCGCACGTTCGGCTGCGGTCACAACGGGCAGCGTGATCGCACGGGGGCTGGTCTTCTCGACGCTGTACTGATCGAGGATGGCCGACGCCCATGCTGCGAAGTTCGTGCCGTAGTTGCCGGCCTCGATGTCGAGCCACGCACCCGAACCACGCACCACGGGGAACGTGCGCGACGACAGGCCCAACGCCTCGATCGACGCCTCGCGACGGTACTCGGCGGTCTGGGTGCGGCCGGCGATGAAGTCGAGCTTGGCCGGTGGGTCGTCGCTGCCGACATAACGGTCGGTGAAGTCCTCGGAGTCCAGCAGGTTCTCAGTGACACGTACAGCGTTCACGAGATCCTTTGTATCCGAGCCGAACTCGGCGTTGATCGAGTACGACATATCGCCCTCGCGGGGTTCGTCCGATACGTCGAGCGCAACGGTGTCCGGCAGCGCGGACAGCACCTCGAGGCGATCCTCGCGGGTGATCCGCAGGAAGCCCTTGCGGGCGTTGCGGGCCATCACGAGCGATGTGAGGTAGGTCAGCTTCTCGTCAGCGTACGACGGGTAAGCGCCGCCCCACGGGGGCAGCGGGCGGGGCGGGCCGGACACGTCGACGCCGTCGATGGTCACGGGGATACCGAGCCTGTTGAGTGCCGGCACATATTTGCCGAACGTGTCGAACGCGGCAGGGCAGGGTTCACCGAGACGGGCGTGACTGTCGTGCACGCCGATCTCCACCTGTGGCACTCGGCCGATGCCGGGGACGATGCGGCGTGATCGGACGCGGCCGGCTGCGATGACCGTCAGGCCCACACCATCGGGGTCCAGGGCGATGATCCGAACACGTTTACCGACAGTGACTTTCGGGTCCACGGTGGCCGATGCGAACTTGATTCGCTGCACACCGAGATCGGCCTCGATCTTCTCCGTCTTCACCTCCACCACGTCATCGGTGATCGTCTCGTAGGTGTAGCGGTAGATCCGGTTCTGCTCCTGCGTGCGGGTGTGCCACGTCGGAGCCGGCGGGCCGGCGGGGATCACCTGCGGCAGCACAGTCAGCGTCAGGGGGTTCGCGTCGCTGAACGTGAAGTAGTTCCATGTCGCACCGATGTACAGCACACCGGCTTTCTTCGCCATGTACTGAGCAGAGACCGGCTTGCCGGTTGTGTTGGCGCGCAACCAGATAGTCAGATGCACCTCGCTCACACCGGCGGGCACCACGGCCGGCGAGACTGTGGGCAGAGTGTGCGAAGTCTGCTGAGATCCGAGCGCCGGCTGAAAGTTGCTCACGTACTCCAGTAGCGGTGTCGATACCTGGTCGACTGTGCCGTATTCGTCCTCGGTGCGGCTGATCCCGTAGAGGGTGCACACCACCGATAGGCCGGTCTGAGCATCGTTCTCGTCGCGCGGCCACGTCGAGCCGGAGCGCCGGATGCCGAATTGACCGCTGAAGCTCACACGATCGCCGGGGGTGACGGGGGTCGGCATGCGTGTCTGGACGATCACCGGCCCCAGGCTCGTCTCCGACTCCGCACTGACCACGCTGGACGTTGTGCCGCTGATGTCCTTCACGACTCGATCCGAACCGAAGCCGGAGTAGTCGATGCTCAGATTGAGCGACGTTGCGACCGTTGCTCCAGTGAGCGGTTGGTCGCGTCGGTCGGTGGCGAACAGGCCCTTGCCGACGAAAGGGGTAGTGACGTTGCGGAGTTCCGAGTTCTCCTGTGCCGCAAGCAACGACAGCAGCGGGATGCCGCCGACAGGGTAGACAGCGGGCGTGATGCCGTCCTCCACCCATACTTGCTCGCGCGCGGTCTCCACCTGCACGGCCACCATCGTGGCGTCGGTGAACTTAGACATCGATCGTCTCCGATCCACCGACAGCGGAGGCGTACGCGCCGAGCACGTCGCGCACCTCGCGGCCGATCACTACGGGGTCGGCCATGAGGCCGGCCTCGACGGTGACGTGCACGACCTGCTGCACGCCGACGCCGCCACTGAGTCCGATGTTCGGCACCAGCTCCTCGTCGAAACGCTTCGTCACTGCCTGTGCCAGGGACGATGCCTCGGTGATCAGCTCGCGCCGTTGACTGCCGAGACCGTCGATGAAGCCACGGACCATCGCCTGGCCGTGTGGGATGAGCATGATCCGGTCGGCCGCAATTCCTTTGCGGCCCTTGTATACACCCTTGTTCGCGGCGGCGACTGCGCCGAGCTGAGCGGCAGCGGCAGCCACTGCGCCGGCCTGTGATGCGAGGCCGGCCGCGAAGCTGGCGCCCGCAGCTGCACCCTGACCGGACAGGTTCACCGACACACTCGAGGCGGCGGCTGCCATCGACGCGGCAGCGCCGGCGACGGCACCAGCGGAACCGGCGAGACCGGATGCGAACGACTGGCCGGCACGCGCACCGGCACCGGACAGGTTCACGTTCGCGCCCGACGTGTCGACCTGCACACTGACCGGCACCGGGGCCGGGGCAGGGATGCTGATGGTCGGCAGTGTCACATTGAACGTGATCGGCACCGGTGGTGGCGGGGTCAGTTCGAGCGTCGGCTGTGTCACGTCGAACGTGATCGGCACCGGGGCCGGCGGCGGCACCGTGACCGCTTCGCCCTCCACTACCTCGACAGTGACGGGGACCGGAGGCGGTGGAGTCACCTCGGGTGCAGGGATCGGTGCGGACGGAGTGACCTCGGGGGCCGGCACGACCGGGGCCTCGATCGTCGGGGGCGCGATGTTCTCCAGCGCGCCGCCGATGACCGATGTGTCCGGTGGAGTTACCACGGGTGCCGGCAGCACAGCGGGAGGCATCGCGGCGAACGGATCGTTGACCGCCCCAGCGTCGGGCGGTGTCACCACCGGTGCCGGCAAAACCGCGGGCGGCAGCATCGCGAACGGATCGTTGATCGCAGACGTGTCCGGTGGAGTGATCTCGGGGGCCGGGATAACCGGTGCGTCCCCAGGGGGAAACAGGGTGTCGAACAGTCCGCTTGTGCTGAAGTCGCCGAGCCCGTCGAGAAGCGAACTCTTCATCCATTGCGCAGCTTTCGCGCCCCACTCGACGGGGCCGCCGCCGGCATCCTCGTTGGACTGCCGGAACGCCTCGTCCATGCGCTGGTATTCCGAGACCACCTTGTCTGCGGCGGACGTGAGATCAGTGGCGAATTGGGTGATGCCTTCGATGTTGGTGGCGAGATTCTGGGTGTCGATGTTCGCCATGAAGTCACCGAAGGCGTTGCCTGCGTCGGCCAATCCTGCTGTGACACCGGACCAGTCGGTGTTGCCCAGGTTCTCGAACAGCTTGCCGATGCCGTCTGTGAACCCGGAGAGGTTGCCGGCATCGAGCCAGCCCATCAGATCTCCGAATGCCTCGCCGGCACCGACGAGTGCGTCTCCTGCGCCGTCGATGATGCCGGGTATGGCACCGAAGACTCGTTGTGCGCCTTCGACTATCGCAGGATCTCCGAGCTTGCCGGCGAAGTCACCGAACGCCCGCACGTACTCGGGGATGTTTCCTATCAGATTCTTGATGTGTGGCTCTGCGCCGGTGAACATCTTCTCCAGCGCGGGGCCGACCTCGTTGGCGATGGCCGGCATCTTGCCGGTCAGCTCACCGACGAGTCGGGCCGCGCCGGCGGTCACGACATCGAGGCTCGGTCGGATCGAATGGAACGCGGCACCGACCGATGTCGCGAGGTCCATCAGCGGCTGCTGGACCGGTTGAGCGATCTCCTTCATGGTGGAGACCACGTCGTCCTTCATGAAGGAGAAGGAGTCTTTGACCTCCTGAGAGGCTGCGGCGGCGGCAATGGGCAGAGCGGCCACGCCGAGACCGAAGGCGACGGACATGCCGCCGGCGGCAGCGGTCACCGCGCCGAGGGCGGCAGCGGTGCCGAGGATGCCGAGGCCGGCCGCACCGGACGCGAGCGGTGCGACGGCAAGGGCGAGTGCGCCGAGCAGTGGCAGCGAGGTTCCGGCCGACGCGCCCATGCGTGCGATGCCCGATGCTGCGTTGCCACCGGTGCTCGCACCGAGCCTGATCGAGTCGTTGTTCAATGCGAGCATGGCGACGCGGAACGCAGCGAGTTCGGCTGCTGCACCGGCGGTATCGACATCGAGGTTGATCGTCACCGAGCGGGGGACGGCCGCGAGGAATGCGGCGAGTTCGGCTGCTGCGCCGGCGGTGTCGAGATCGAGGTTGATCCGTGCGTTCGCGCCTCCGAGGGTGGATGCGGCCAGGGCAGCGCGGAAGCCGGCGAGATCGGAGTCGATGTCGACGTTGACTGTGCGGTCACGTAGGCCGGCGAGTTCGGCACGCAGAATGTTCAGCTCGGTCCGGTCGACATCGACGGTGACCTTGACGCGGGTGTTGCGAAGCGCATCCATCTTCGCTCGGAGCGCGGCGAGCTTCGCGTCGTTGACGTTCACGTCCACGGTCACGTCACCGTCTCGCATGGCTGCGAGCTTCGCCTTGAGCACGTCGAGTGCGCCGTCGTCCACGTCGACGGTGACGGTGGCCTTCGAGTCGCGCAGCGCTGCGATCGCGGCCTTCGTGCGCTCGATCGCCTGGAGGAGATCTCGCTCGTGACCGTTGATGTAGATGTCGACGGAATTACCGGCCATCGGTCAAGTCCTCCCGTAGTTCTGCGGGAAGCGGCAGAGGCTCGATCCCGTTGTCGGCCAACTGCCCTCGCAGTCGAGCGATGTAGTACCGGCCGGCTATTTTCCATTCGTCCAGCCGAGCAACTTGACTGTTGAGGCTCTTGTTCGACTTCACAAGTGCGACAACGTTTTCGGTCTGAATGCGTCCCTTGACGGATACGACCGTTGCGACTGCGGTGGCGAGTGCGCCGATTGCGGCTACGACGATCGAGACGACATCCATTACTTCACTCCGAGAGCCGCCCAGAGGCGCATAGTGCCGACATTGGCCGCGACGCAACACACGAATGCGATAACGCCGACGATGATCGGTGTGGGTGGGACGCTGCGCAGTGGCGCGATGATGAGACAGAATCCCCAGAACGACCACGCGAAGATCACCAGCCCGTGGGCGTAGAGGATCTGGCGTTGGAGATAGGCGCACACGATGAGCACTGTGCCGCTGATGCCGAACAGGAACGGCCACACAGGGAAGGCCGATTCGATCAGCACCACCAGTGTCTCTTGACCGGCGGGCAGTGGCCGGCGCACCAGCGACTCAGGGCCGGCGTAGAGGTAGCCGACTGCGATCGCACCGAAACCGAGCAGCATCGACAGCAGTCGAGTTGCTGCGAGCACGGCGCGTTCGTTCATCAGCGGCCGATCTTGCGTGCGCCGAATGCGAGCACAGCCATGATGCCGGCCACCACTGCGCCGCTGCCGAGCCCTTTCCAGTCGGTGAGATCCAACAGCTCGAAGTCGTCGCCGCCGATGACTTCGGCTGCGTAGCCGAGCGCAGCCGACAGTGGCAGCGCAATAGCCGCCTGCACGGCTGTACGGGCCGCTGCAGTCTTTGCGGGCACCGTGGGTTCCTCGGGTACCGACGACAGCGGTTCGTCGTCGTTCAGAGCTTTCAGCAGCTTCGGCGTCAGCTCCTCGAACTTCGCGTCGATCATCGGTCCGAGCCGGCGCATGATCTCGTTGCGCACGAGATCGAGGGGGCCTTGTGGTGCGGTCATGATTTCTCTTCCATGAGCTGTGCCTCGGTGGGCAGTTCGGTACGCAGCAGATAGCTCGCCGCTGCGGTGGTGCCGGCGACGACGCCGATCACCACCGCCGTGGCGAAGGTGTGGAGCGCCCTCACAGTCCGAGAGCCTTGAGAGTGGCCGGCCCCGCAATGCCGTCCACGAGCAGATTCGCGCGGCGCTGGAACTCACGCACGACGCCCTCGGTGGCCGGCCCGAAGTCGCCGTCGACCACGAGGCGGGAGTACCGGGGATAGTCCCGGTTCAGCCGGTCCTGGAGCCGGCGCACTGCGTCTCCTGTCGAGCCACGCATGAGCAGACCGCCGGCGTGCGGGTTGAGGACCGGCGGGACGATGACCGGATCGAGGGTCGGTGCGGTTGCGCCGTATAGACCGAACTTGCCGGCTCGCAGCTCGTTCGCGAAGTCGACGTACGCCTGCATCGACTTGCCCTTGGCGACCTGGTAGTGCATCTCGTCTACCGGGTTGCCGCCCCAGCAGTCACGGCCCCAGTCGATGAGCCACGCGAAGTCGGCCTGTAGGGCCTTCACATCGTTGACCATCGCCTTGGCCATCGTGTACCGCCGGAACGGGTACTTGTTCCAATTCAGGTCAATGCCGGTGCCTGACTTGTGATTCGACGTATACACCGAGTTCGTTTCGGTGTAGCCGCCTTCATCGGACGCGCCGCCCATCAGAGGCTCGATGACGCGGTTGTACATTGCCGCGAAGCTGATGAGCACGAATCCGCAATCGTGCGGGTGCAGGGGTAGCACGATGTTCGTTCCGGTGATGCCACGTCGTACGACCTTGCTCGGGGGGATCGAGGCCCATCCGTTCTCGGTGGTGACCATCATTTCCTCTTCGCTCGTTTGTTGGCGATCTCGATGAATGCGTTGCGCTCGAGCAGCGTCAGCTCCTCGAACACGGTGGGCGACTGGCCGGTCAGCATGCAGAACTCGGCCAGTCGCCGAGCCTCCCGCTTCGCTAGTTTGCGGGCGCGTCTTTTGGGTCCGAATCTTCCTCGACCACACCGGCATTCACGCGAGCCTCGGCATAGCTGGTGTTGTCGAGATACTCGTCCCAACCGGCCTGCTCGGCCTTCGACCAATTCTTGATCTGCTCGGGGTGCAGGCGGGAGACATAGCCGACGGCGAAGATGAGCTGAATGTTGTCACTCTCTGCGACCTCGGCACCGGTGAGCCCTTGCACGCGCTTGAGCGCGCGGCCGGTGAGTCCCTGCAACTTATCCTGGAAACCGTTCATAGTCCTGCGTCTCTCTTTCTTTGGATGACTTCGCGTTTCACTCGGATAACGGCGAAGGGGGTGACTCGTTCTAGGGTGATGAACATGAAGGGGTAGGGCGCTTGCGGGTCCCAGCGGGTGCCGGCGTGGTTCATCGCGACGTAGATGCCGCCGCCGTGCGACTTACGGCCAGCGCCACCAGCTTTCGCGTACGCCCGCATGTTCGAGCCCTTGGCGCGGATCGACTTCTTTGTCCGGCCGGAGTAGACCGGGGCGAGGACGTTTGCGATAGTGAACGTCCTCGCGGCGATCTGGTCGAACGCCGGCTTGAGTTGTCGAACCGTCTTGTAGAAGACCGTCAGCTTGTCGAGCAGAGGGCGCTTGCCCTCGATCGACAGCTGGATCTTCATGGTGGCCATGAGCTACGCAGCGGCCGTGATCTTCTCGGGCACGCCGGTGCACTCCCACTCGACCTCGAACTCGAACTCTTCGTCGGCGTCGCCACCGAAGCCGGGCTTGGAGGCGATCGTTGCGGTGCCCTTGAAATGCGGCTGGTCCTCGGTGGGCACCAGGTTGCCGTACGGGCGTGCGACGAACTCGACCTCTTCGCCGGCGTGGTCCCATACGAACGTCCAGAACGAGGTCGTCTGGAAGTCCTGGAATGCAGTACCGCGTAGGTACCAGGTCTTCGTGTCGCCGTTCTTCAATCGGGCGAACGTCACGAACGCGGCGTCGTCGCCGTCGTCGGGTTCGACGCGGAAGCCCTTGATGTCGGTGTTGTACTCGGTCTCATCGATCAGGATCGAGAGATCCTTACCCTTGGTGCCCTTGAACGGAGCCATTGCGGTCACACTTCTTTCTTCATGTCGATAGCGATCGACGCTGCGATTTCAGCGCCGAGATATTGCGGCTTGCCCTCTTCGGGATCTGTGAGCTTCGGGGTCTCGACCTCGATGCCGGTCATGTACGGCCGGAGGGCGATCAGTGAACGAGCGATCAGGTCGTTCAGGGCATCTCGAGTCACCGATGCGCTGCCTCGGCCGGCGACGATCTGGATAAGCCAGTTCGTCATGAACGGCTTGCCGTGGGTGACACCGGGTACGTCGGTCTCGATCGACGGGAGAGCGGGGCAGACAACGACGACCGGTGGTGCCGGGTCTTTGACCTCCCAGCCGACGACCTTGCTGATGCCGGCGGCTGTGAGGGTGTCGATGATCGTGGTCTGCACCTGTGTGAGGTCCATCAGAACCCCGGTACGTAGGGACGGACCTGCCGGATGATGACGTGCATCGGGTCGCGGGAGGATCGAGTTTGTCGAGCATTGCCGAACTGGTCGATGCTGGTGCTCGGTCCGTTCGAGGCGTCGAACATCTCGGCGGCCACGAGCAGATACCACCGCTTGCGGGTGGCCGGTGGGATCGGTTTGACGGGTTGTGCGCAGAAGTCGTCGATCCGCTCGATGGCGATGTCGAGATCGTCTTTCAGCTTGCTATCTTCGGACGCCTCGGCCTTGACGAAGTTGCGGAACTCTTCGACGGTGGGATGCACCACCGCCGGAGAGTCCTGCTCGGGGGCCGTCATGGCTACGGTGCCCAGGTGATCGCGGTCATGCCCTTCGGCTGCTCGGAGTAGATGCCCTGGTAGCCGTACACCGAGAAGTCCTTCGTCAGGTTGATGATGTTCTCGTCCTGGAGCGAGAACGGAGCGCCGGCGCTTTCCATCGACGTGATCGCCTCGCGGGACGTGACGCGGAATGTGCCGGCCGGCAGGCGGTCTCCGACTACGCCGGGGAGGCCGGCCATGTTGAAGCCGATCTCGACATCGTCGGTCTGACTGACGTTGGCGCTGCCCCAGGTGTTCTGGCCGTCGCCGTTGACGTTGAAGATCGGACGGCCGGTGGCATCTTCGAGCAGTGCGATGTCCTTGTACACGTCGAAGCTGCACACGATCAGGTCGGCACGCAATCCCTTCGCGTTTTGGATGATCGAGTGCTTCGCGTCGAGGACGACAGAGATCCACTCGGCCGCGGTGGCCGGCTTCGCGACGACGGGGATCTCGTTGATGCCCTCCGCACCGCCCATCGGCAGTGCGAGCATGAACGCCTGGACGTAGTTCTCGTACGCCTCGGCGTACTGAATGCCCATCCACCGCAGGCCGGTGTCGAGGATCGGCACCTTCGAGCGTTCGATCGCCTGTCGGCTGAAACTGGTGTAGCCGCCGACTGTGCGGACGGTGCCACTGCCGGTGCCGAGCTTGATCTCGAGGTAGCCGAGATCGTCACCCTCTGCCGCCTGCACGGTGATGGCCCCGGTCTCGGAGATCACCTTGGCGTACTCGAAGCTGTCGCCGTCCGGTGGCAGCGATTCGCGGGAGAACATGGTGGAGATCGGCCGGCTGCGGTTGGTGAGTCGCAGCTGCTTCTCCAGCCACGCCGGCTGCACGACGCCATCTGCCATGACCTGACCCTCGTACGCTCGGGTCTCGATGCGCAGCGACTCCAGCTCGTCGTTGACGGCGCGGATCTCGGCGATGGCATCGCGGTCGCCCTTGGCCATAGCCTTGAGCAGTTCACCGCCGGTGCGAACCTGGAACTCGCGCCGGCCGCGCGTCTGGGTGCCACCACCGTCTTCGAGTACTCCGATCCGGCGAACCATCTCGGCGTTGTCCGTGCGTAGCTGAGTTACCTCGGGGTCGTCCTTGATGCGGGCGGCGACGAGGCGTTCGAACTCTTCGGGGTCCATACGTGATTCCTGTTCTGTGTCAGCGTTTCTCACGCTCTCGATGACCGCGCCCTTGTAGGCGGGGATTTCTGTGATGGACACTTCGCCGAGTGCCGCTTTGGTGCGGACGAGCACCCCGTCGCGCGTCTCGTGGGTGCCGGGAAGGAAACCCACCGAGAAGTATTTGAGGACGCCATCTCTGGCGAGTTCGAGCACTTCGTCACCACGTGCTGTGTTGGCGATGCGGCACTCGACGTAGTAGCCCTCGGGTCGGTTTTTGCCTGAGATCACCGTGCCGATCGGGAGATCGCCGCGTGTCTTCCAGCTGTGGTTCGCGTGCACCGATGCCGGCGCATCGTCCTCGAACACGCCCAGTGCGAACGATTCGAGGTAGCTACCGTTCTTCGTGCGAATCTCGGTCGTCTGGCCGTAGGGGACGGCGATACCGGAGATGATGCGTGTCTGTTCGTCCACGACGTTGACGGGTGCACTGCGGATCTCCACCTCGGTATCGACTGCGGCGTTCCGGGTTTCGAGCTGTGTGTATCTCATGCGGTGATCCTCAGTCGGTACCAGCGGCGGATTTGTTCTGCGGTCCAGTCGGGCCGGTTGTCCTCGGTGGCGCGTTCGAGGCAGGCGTCCATGCCGGGGTCGAGCAGGATGATCTCTGCGCCGGCCCGTCGATACTGCGACTGCATCAGGCGGGTCGGATCGGTGTCGATGACCCATGCGTTCTCGACGCGGCCCATGAGGATCTGATGGATGGCTGCGTGGCGTGCTGCCTGGACCACGCGGCGCATCGACAGTGGGGTGTCGTGGTGGCCGGTGGAACCGAAAGCTGTTGCGAGCTTGTCGAAGTCCACGATGGTGTCGCCAGGATCGGCATTCTCGGTGATGTACGTGGACTTGCCGGCGCAGGGCGGGCCGACGATGACACGGATCATGCTTCGATCTCCTTCGTCTGGTCGATGCGCTCGGACGGAATTTGCTTCGGGGCAGGCTTCTCGTCGCCGTGGGGGAGGGGGTCCAGTCCGTCTCGGGCACGCAGCTCGTTGATGGTGCGGGTGCCGTTCTGAACGTTGGCGGTGTCGACCTCGGAGCGTGTCTTGCTGTCCATACGCAGCAGACCGGTCTCGTCCAGCTCGACCTTGTTGCCGCGTGGTATGACCTCGGTGAGTCCGCTCTCGACGGCGTTCATGTACTTCGCGAGGGTGGTGGTGAGGTACTGCAGGGTGGACTGTTCCAGGTTCTGGTAGGTCCGCGACTCGGTGCCGCCAGGTACGAGCAGATCAAAAGCTGGTGTGCCGCAAATGCGTACGATCTTGCGGTCGATGGCGTCCTGCACTTGGAGCATCTGCGCATCGGCCGGCTTGAGCTGAATCGCGTCGTAGCTCAGGCCGGCAGCGAGCACGACGGCCTGTCCTCGGTGTGAGCGCAGGAAGTTGTTCCACCGGTCCTGGAGATCGTCCTGCTCGATGTTCGACAGATGCTGGTCGGTGGTGAGGATGCCGGAGGGGACCACGGCGGAGTCGAACCACTCGCGCTGAAACTCTGCCAGGGTGAGTGCAGCTCGCAGCTCACCCTGTGCGAGCTGGCGCGGGCCGATGCCGCGTGCCTCGCCGGTGACGGCGGTGTGCTTTTTGTGAACGACGCGGCTGCGCGGGATCTCACGACCCAAGTGCGCGTAGCGAGTTCGTCCCCACGTGCCATCGGGAAGCCGCTCGCGAACGATCGTCATCTCGCGGGGCGAGGTCGGAATAAGGTTGACCGTCTGCGGATCTCCGACGCGAAGCCAGATGTACTCGCCATGCAGGAACAGGTCGTTGACCGTCGACTGCACGAACTCTTCCCAGTCCATATCGAGGTTCGGCTTGTTCACGATCGACGGGAACGCGCGATCGTCGAACGGGATCAGCCGTTGACGTGCATCACGGACGGTGGCACGCATCGAGGACATCATCGTGTTGGTCTGGTCCATCGAGCGGGAGAACGCCGAGACCTTGAGTGCTTCCTGCCAGGTGACGCCGAGATCCATTCGGGGAGGCGGGATTACGGCCGGTAGCGGTGAGTCACCGCCAGCCGAGCCAACCGACCCGCTGCGTGTCTCCACGTCGGTGCCGAAGCCGAAGAACCTGCCGATTGCGTTCATTGCTGGGGAACGCTAATCCCAACCGTGTGATTCTCATGCGGTGGTTTTCGAAAACATTCTCAGCTGCGAGACGAACGGTTGCTGTTGCTCGGCCATGAAAACGCCCATGACCGTGGCATACATCGCGTCGATGTCGCCCAGAGATTTGTTCATGTCGATCAGCACACCTTGGCCGGCGTTGACGGTCACCGTCTTCGTCAGCTGGGTCGCGAGTTCCTTCTGGCCGGCGTGCTTCGCGCGGCCATCCTTGATCATCGAGTGCACCGCTGATGTGGCGTTCGCGATGTTCCCTCGGGTCATGTATTCGGCCGGCAGGTGGTGCGTCTTGTCGAGCGCCAGGATGGTCGGCTTCATCGTCTCGGCGTCGGTCACGAACTTCTCCACGCGCATCGTACGGCTCAGCTGCACAAGCTTTTTCAACAGCAACTCGTCGTTGCCGAACGTGATCGTCGCGATGAGTTGGGTGTACACAACGCCGTCGTACTTGGTGGACGCGACGATCGAGACGTAGTTCCACGTGCGCCGAGAGCGCGCGAAGGAGATGATGAGCGGTTGCTTACGGGCAGGCCCTGGAATGGGGCCGTACTCGCCGGCCAGCCACGCCGGCATAGGCATCCAAATGCTCTCGACGGACACGAACTCGTTGCGGCGGTAGCGCCGAAACGAGGACTCCAGCATGTTCTTTCCGCGCCGCACTTCGTCTGCCAGGCTGAGTCGGCCGGATGCGATCGCAGGGTTCGCCTGCACGAGGGCCTGCGGATCGTAGAGTGCGAGGTTCGGATCTGCCTCCCACAGGAAGAATCCGAACCTCGGATCGTGACCCTCTTCCTTCGCAGCAGCGGCGCGGCCGATGCGGTACAGCAGTTTGAGCAGCACCGAGTTGTCGTCGCCGGCAGTGGTGAAGCCGGCCACGAGGGCCTTCGGCTGAGCGGATGCGCCTAGGGTGAGCGCGTCCCACGCCTCGGGCTTGAGCAGGTGCAGCTCATCGAGCAGCATCAGGCAGCCGGAGAAGCCCTGCAATCCGTCGCCGTCGCCGGCCGCTTTCACGACGTAGGTCGCCGGCCTTTTCAGGTTCCGCGACTTGATACCGCTACGGTCGGTGGTCTTGAACCGGCGTTTGAGTAGCGGCACGTTGTCGACGCAGTACCGGACCTTGGCGTACAGATTCTTCGCCTGGTCCACGACGGCCGCAATCGAGATCACTTCGGGTGCTCGGGGCACCATCAGGATCAGCCCGTACAGCGCCATGACGGCACCGAGCACGGTTTTGCCGTTCTGCCGACCCATCGAGACGACGACCTGCTGATAGACGAGCTGGCCGGCGAGTGCCTGGTCGTGGTAGTCCGCCGGGTACTTTTGCAGGATCTCGCGGATGAGCCACTTTTGCCACATGTCCAGGCGCAGCTCGTCGCCGGCAGCGAACCGAAACACTTTCTCCGAGAGCCGAATCAGCTTGTCGGCCTCGTCGTAGTCTGGGTTCTCGATCGGCTGCGTGTAGACGCGAGGCAGCCACGGAGGGATCTCGTCCGTCCAGTTCTCCCGGTACTCCTCGGGCAGAACAATGGTCGGCAGCGCGCCGTCCATCAGATATTGGCGATCTCATCATCGAAGCCGTCGTCGTCCGACAGCTCCGTAGCGGGTTTGCACTTGCGCAGCTCCGAGAACAGCATCCGAAACTCCATCGTGAGACCGGCCGGAAGCGCCTGCCCTGCCTTCACTTTCAGGTCCAGGAGCCGCGCAATATGGAACAGCGACGCCAAATACGGGGCCTCCGAATCACTCACCCACTCATTGACCGACAGGAACGACTCGATCGACCCCTCGTATGACTCGTTCGTCACGAAACCCACAACGACCTCCATCCGGCCATGCATAAAATCCGAAGAGCCTGCATCCGCCATCCATACCGCAATGCATAATCATGCATCGTTTTCGTCCCACTCCTTGGAACTAGACCTCTGGCAGCTCTGGGGGGTGTAAGTCCAGGAAGCCCCTCGGTGTCAACCGTCCCCGTTACAAAAACGGGGATACGGTTGCCACCGCCGATCATGCATGAGAGTGGATGATTATGCATGAATGAGTATGCACTGCGATGCATTGACTTGTCGACTATGTCAATGCATCCTTGACACGTGAAGCGACCAATGGACACAGCCGAATACATCGCCTTCGTACGTCGCATCGTGAGGGCAGCAGGGCGCAGGGCAGGCACCGACATCGAGTCACTGCCACACCTGATAGCACTGCGCTCAGAGCTGGATGGGCAGATCACCGAAGCAGTGACAGCAGTACGTGGTGATGGGTACAGCTGGGCTGACATAGCCAAGCGCACAGGTGGCACACGGCAAGCGGCACAGCAGCGTTGGGGATAGCTCATGCTGTGATCCCTGCGCCGAAGAACTCTGGATCGAACCACGTACGCCGGCCATCGGCCTCCACCTTGCCGCCCTTGCTGCGGTTGCACGGCAGGCACAGCAGTTGCAGGTTGTCCAGCTCGTGCACCTTCACGATGTGCCAGGGCACCACGTGGTCTATCTCGCAGCGGTCATCGCTGCCGCACTTACGGCACACGTAGCCGTCACGCGCGCGCACCGCCTTGGCCATGTCGTCCGGTATCGGAGGACGCCTATCGCTTGCCATACAGAGCCACCTCGATCAGGAGGCGACGTGCCTCGTGAGTGTTCTTGTTGTCGTGGTCAGGGGGAATGGGCACACCGGCCCACACCATGCCGAGAGCGTGATGCTGCAGCGCACGCTGAGCGCAACGAGACAGGACAGGGCAGCCAGCACACAGCTGCTCGGCAGCCGCCCGCTTCGTACGCCACTGCCCGCCAGCGACATTCGCATACTCGTATTCAGCAGCACGCCCTCGGCAACGGCTCATCGGGCTTGGTGCTCGTGGCAGAGCGAGCCGTACAGGACACCGGCACCGCAGACGATGCAGTGGTTGCACCACTCCTGGCAGTAGAAGTCGTGGACTACTGTCATGGCTCGGTCACCGGCTCTTCGATGATTTCGGGCTCGGTGTAGCCCCACGACATCGAGCCCATCACGTTGCCCTCGGCGTCATCGACCTGGACCACGATCATCTTCCGCTCAGCGTCGTACGACACCGATGCGAACCGACCCGGCAGGCCATCGAGCGGCACCAACTGGCCCGCCATCAGATACGCCTCGATCGAGCCACTGCAACGGGAGCGTCCCATGCAGGCAGATCAGGGTCGTTCGACCAGTGCGGACCGGCATGGTCGGCAAGGCCAACACATCGAGCCGGCTGGTCCCACTCATCGTCATTCGCATCGATGTACAGAGCAGTGCACTGCGGCTGCCCCACGATGGTGCCGCCGTCGACCTCGACTGCGAGCATGTCGACACCGTCCTGAGCGACGATGTGCAACAACGATTCAGCGGCCGACTCCAACGACTTACGCGCCGCGACGATCGACCCGAGCGCCTGCGTCACATTCCACCGGTGATCGTCCGTCTCAGGTAGCCGCGAGAGCAGATGATTCGCCGCTCCCTCGATCACGATGGCCGGCCCCACCAGACCCGCTACTTGGAACGAGGTCGCATCGAGCAACGTCGCCAAGTCCTTGTCCATCATCAGAACAGCACTCCTTCGGGTTGTTTGTTGCCGGGGTCGGCACGCCGAACGTGGTCAGATCCGACCAACGTCAGGCCGCGTGCATAGCGAGCAGCAGCGGCCATGTAGAGGTTTCCCTCGGGAAGAGTGACGACCTCGCACCGAGATAGCGGCGTGCAGTACATGTTGGCGAGAATGACTGTGTCCCTTGTGTGGTCGGCGCAGGTGACCACGAACGACGCCGTATCGGGTCGGTCGCCCATGTTGATGGACAGTTCCCAGTCGTGGGTCTCGCAGAAGTCTTTGAGCGCCTTCATGATCGGCCGACTACGGGTGTAGAGCTTGATGACCAACTTGCCCTTGGCGACCATGCGTCACGCCTTCGGAGGCCAGGACCAGTCACCGGCCGCTGTGCCCTCGATAGCCGAGACGGTGTACTGCATGCCGCGCGGAGGGAACACCACCAGTTCCACCCAGTCTTTCTCGGCTGGATCGTCCTTCTCGTCGTGCACGTAGGTGATGAGCGCTGCGTGGGGATCACCGAGCAGCTGCGGTGGCAGGCCAGCGTTCCGAGCTTGCGTGGGGTGCGGGTTGTAGTGGACTACTCGTCCGATCGTGGGTTGCATTTCAATCTCCTTGTGTTTGTTCGGCTCTCAGCGTTGCGCTGAGAGCCGTTGTGACGCTTCGTAGAGGGAGCAGAGGGAGTTGGGAGGGCAGGGCGTACCCCGTACCGCAAAGGCACGGGATCACCCGATCTCGGTTCCTTCGCGTCGGTCGCGTCGGTCGTCGGTCGGTTGGTGTGAACGCAAGCGCGGGAATTACTCGGCTTGCCGGGACTGGGATACTTCGAGTGCCTGATACACCAGCAACGGTGTTCCTGCCCGAGTCCGCCTTAACCAGGTCAGACACCCGAATCGGGATGGGTGCAGTGGCCCCTCTAACGGGCGACGACTACGCGGGCTAAGCGCATCACCCGTACGTGAAAGATCCACGGGCGCAGGGACTACGAGGCACCTAGAGGGCTACGGCGGCACGTCGTCGCCGCCCACCGAATCGAGATCTACGGGCGGCAGAGCTGCCTCGCGGGCAGCATCGCGGCAATCGCGGCACAAGGGATGCAGGACCATGCGGTCACGGGGGAACGGACGGTCACAGCCATCGCATACTGTTCGCTGATAGCGGTCGCCGTAATCAATCACAGGAACTCGTCCTCGTGAACCATGGTGGCCGGCCCCAACGTGTGGTCGTCCTTGCGGCGCAACTCGTGTTGGTCGATTGCTGCCAGCGTCTCCAGGATCGTGCCGACGTGATGGAACTCTGTGCCGAACTCGGGATGGCCCCATACTCGATAACCCCACTGGTCAGGGGTCACGGCTCAATCACCCAACGAATCTGCGGTTCACTCGACATTGAAAAGCAGGGCCGAAGGATCTCGATCACGTCATCAAACGAACGGATCTCGTCCCAGCGGCAGTAGATGACCAACTCATCGAGCAGGACGCCCCTGCCGGCACCGAGGTGTCTGATTGAACGGGGCGACCAGACCTCGTGTGCGCCGAACTCCATACGGTCTCGCAACCTTGAATGGTGGATGTGGTTCAGAGTGCGGCCGATGATCGCGCGCCGCCTCATCCCTGACCGCCAGCGAGGACGTAGCAGGCCCCCAGAGCGAGCAGGATGCACGCGAAGCCACACGACGGCACCAACCACCAGAAGAACAACTTGCGGATCAACTCACGCAGCTGTGGACCGGTGGGCCACTGCGGGCGAGCAGTCGGCGTCACATACCGGGCGCTCACAGTTCGAGCCGATCAAGCATCCCGTGGGCGATCCGCGTCAGCTCGGCGGCCGACCGACCCAGGCCGGCCTCACGAGCGAACATCGACGCCACCAGACACGCGTCCACAGCGGCCTGCTCGACAAAGTGAGCGCGCGACACGTCCGCTGGCATGTCTTTGCCCTCGAGATCGACGCCGGCCGTACTGATGGTCATCTCGTACTGGCGAAGGACTATTGCGTCGGCCGGCCTTGAGGTGGACCACTCGGGGTTCTTCGGGGCGGTCATTGCGATACCGCCGGCATGAGTGCCTCGACATCGGCCGGATCGTAGAGACGCGGCCCGGTTGTGCCGGGGGCTTTGTGGACGGGTTGGAGTCGGCCGCTCTTGGCCCAGCGCTGGAGGGTCGAACGCCCGATGTGCAGTCGCTCACAGACCTCGGCAGCGCCGATCAGTTCTGTTTCCATGACGGTGATAGTTGACCATATGCGCAACTTTTGCAAGAACGACGCGCAGTTTCACCACTTGCCGCATGTCAGTGCATGTGGTTAAGCTTGACCAACAGACCGAATAGGGAGAAACGGGGAAGCCATGAGTGAGCCGACGTCATACGAGAGCGGGGGCGACGTTCCCAGCTGGTCCATCGGGGACCGGCTGGACAAAGCGCGCCGGCATGTCGGGTTGAGTCAGGACGAACTGGCCGACCGCCTCGGCATGAGCCGGCGCACGATCGGGTCCTATGAGGCCGGCGTTCGTCAGCCGAAGCGGCCGATCCTGATTGCGTGGGCAATGGCCACGGGCGTGAACCTCCGCTGGCTGGAGACGGGCGAATCGCCTGTCCCAGCACCTCCGGTGCCCCCAGTAGGACTCGAACCTACGACCTGCGGATTAAAAGTCCGTAGCTCTACCAACTGA